TCGCAATGCGCTGGTTATGACGCTGCGCGGGTGAAAGAGACATTGTTTAACCCTCCACTGGCTCAGACGGCTTGCCGATTGTCACGGCATCTTCATCAATCGCCGCGTACAGCTCCGGCACTTCAACCGCATAACCTTCATTACGCAGATAGCTGTTCTCATACTGTTTGCGATCATCTTCAAAGCGGGATTTACGCTGGCGCGTGTTGCGCTGGGTATAGATGTGCAGGTTGGAAAGCGGCGTAACCACCATGCGCTTGCCCGGCATGAACGGCGGAATAATCGCTTTTCGGCCAGCAATCGTGTTGCCCAACATCTGCGCCGCGATTTTCTCTGATGGACGGTCGGCAGCCTGGAAAAGGCGGTATTGTTCAGCAGCCACCAGGTCAGCACCTACCAGCACCACCAAACGCGGGTCATTACGGAACTGTGCCGGGATTTTGGCGTTAATAAGATCGGAGGCCATCGCATCCAGCGATTTGTAATCACCCGCCTGATCGAGCACTACCGGATCGGTCATGATTTGCTTACCGCCCAGCATCGTTTTCATGATTTCATGCCAGCCAATATTCACATCTTCGCCGTTCGGGTTGGCAATCGGGTCTGTAGTAGTGGCACGGTGTGTACCGTTAAAGCCGATACGCAGCATATCCAGGGCAAACGCCTGGGTGCTGAAGGTCTGCACCAGGTTGTAAAACTCATTTTCTTCTTTCCCGGCGTTCGCCCAGACGGAAAGCAGATCCCAGCGCAGTGCCGCGCAGCTGTCGGTTTCAACCAGTGAGTAAGTATTGCCGTTAACCCCTACCTGACGAATGAAACGGCCTGTTTCGCTGCGTCCGGTGTGAAGGGCAGATGCACCTACATTAATAACCTGACCACTCAGCTGGTCTACATCCAGCGTGGTGATCCAATCAAGAAACTCGACAGACTCCAGCATGGCCAGACGCAATGCGTTTTCCTGCGGGTCATTCAGGGAGAAATAGCGGCCAGGGTCTTTAGCCCCAAAATGCTGGCCTACCCCTGCCGTATAATTCTCCATTAATTCCCGCGCACGGTTATTCAGTAACATAAGACTCCCTCGCAATTAAGCGATAATAAAAATGTTTTGCTTATTCGCGTTGCGGTTAATTAAAGAAAATTAAATTTGCCGGATTTGGACGGCACTTGGCGCTGTTTACGCTGAACGCTTTTATTTCCCAAATCATTAAATCGGGTAACAATCTCTTTTGCGTTATCACGAATAGCGGCAAATTCTTCCGTGTCGACTACTTCGGTAATAGTGTCAACATCGTCCTGCACGGAATTAAGCTGGGTCTCAATAGCACCCACACGCGCTTCCAGATCGTTTACCGCACTGGCCAGCGCCTGTAATTTATCATCATCCGCTTGCGGATTATCCTGCGGGTCTTGCTCTTCAAACTTTGGTTTCAAGCCAAAATATTTTTGCCAGCCTTTCATATTTCCTTCCTGTGTAATTTTACCGTTACGGGAAATCACACAACTGTAATATCCCTGTTTGTTTAATTTGCGCCGACTAAAGCGCAGCCGTGTAGTTCCTACACTTGCCGGATTGTCAGTAACAGCCAGCCCCTTCAGATAAGTACGCTCCCCTCCGCGCCAGTTCAGTTCCGGCTCTACGGAGAAATACAGCAGCTGACCTTCATCATTTGCGTAAATCAGGCGCTTATTCGGACACAGGCTGACATACAGCCGCGCAAGTCCGTCATCGCCGTCCTGCCACATCGCTTCCAGCACCTCACCAAAGTTTCCGGCGTAGCGCTCATGTTCAGGCCAGAGTAAAGCAGCGTAATGGTTCGGGTCATAGGTCTCCCCCATGTCGATAATCCATTGACGCTCCAGCACTCGCCCATCAACCGTATCGCCTTCAGTAGCAACACACAGCCAGCCAGTTTTTAAATGCGACACATATTTCCCCCTCT